TACATACGATATACCAGATCCATTTCAAGAATTTGTGTATAATAAATATAAAAATTATGTAGGAGCAGTTTACAACTTTTTTGCCAGAGAGTGGCATGTAAAGTGTGGCTGCTGCAAGAAAGATATATACGCACCAACTAAAAAAACATTAACTAGTACCAGGTTGTACCACACCAGAAACGAATGTCAAGGCGGTTATTAATGAGTTTTACACATCTACACGTTCATTCATATTATTCTTTAATGGACGGACTTAATTCTCCAAAAGAATTATGTCAAGCAGCAATAGACGCTGGGCAAACATCTATAGCAATTACAGATCATGGAACATTGTCATCACACAGAGAAATGCAAATTGCTGCAAAGGAATTGGGGATTAAGCCAATTCTTGGAGTAGAGGCTTACATATCTCCGACAGATAGATTTGATAGATCGTCTGCAACAGACAAAAGCATACAGGCGTACAACCACATTATCTTACTGGCTAAAAATAAAAACGGATTAAAGAATATTAACTCATTGCAAGAGATAGCTTGGAATGAAGGGTTTTACCATAAGCCTAGAATTGATATGGAGATATTAAAAGAATATGCAAAAGATATTATTGTTCTTTCTGGATGCCTTAATGGACTTATTAGTAAGTGCATTGAAAAAGAAGAGTTTGAGGAAGCGGAAAATATACTTAAAGATTTTAAGAAAACTTTTGGCGAAGATTTTTACATTGAGGTACAATCTCACAATCCAAAAGAAATAAATAGCAAGTTGCTAGAATTAGCAGACAAACTAGGAATTAAGCCAGTAGCGACTGGAGATGCCCATTACGCAAAAGGCGAAGATAAGACTTTAGAAGAAGCAATGCTTATTCTATCTACATCTCCTAAATCAGATAAGGAATCAGACTTTGAGGTTTCGAGGGGAATGGGAAATGTACTAGACAGACTTAATTACCTATATCCAGACAGAAGAATATCATTCCAAGACTATAATTTATTTATTCAGACTAGAGAAGAAATTGAATCTGACTTTAACAAATGTGATATTAAACGAGTAGACATTTATGAAAATACTATGGAGATAGCGGAAAAAATTGGAGAATACGATTTTAACAGGGGTCTAGACCTACTCCCTATCCCAAAGACCAATGCCGACCAAAAGCTCTCTGATATGGCCTTTGAAGGCCTAGAAAGACTACACCTGACCTCGTCATGGATGGGAAATGACTTATATGAGCAAAGGCTGGTAGAAGAATTAGAAATTATTAAAGATAAAAATTTTGCCTCTTATTTCCTAGTTGTTGCAGATATGATTAATTGGGCTAAAGAAAATGAAATAATGGTTGGACCAGGACGCGGTTCAGCAGCAGGATCATTAGTTTGCTATGCCTTGGGAATTACAGATGTAGACCCAATTGAATACGACCTTTTGTTCTTTAGATTTATTAACCCAGACCGTAACGATTTTCCAGATATTGATACTGATTTTGAAGATCGTCGACGCAAAGAAGTAAAAGATTATCTTAAAAAGAAATTTAAACACGTTGCGTCAATATCAACTTTTACTTATTTTAAAGACAAGGGAGTTGTAAGGGATGCTGCTCGTGTATTTATGGTTCCTCTGTCTGATGTAAACAGGGCAATGAAACAAGTTGATACATTTGAAGAGTTTATAGATTCACCTAACACAAAAGAATTTAGAATGAAGTACCCAGAAGTTTTATGGCTTGCAGAAAAGTTACGTGGAAAAATTAGAAGTGTTGGTGTTCACGCTGCTGGAGTAGTCGTGGCAAAAGAAGATTTAAGAAACTTTGCACCCATAGAATCTAGAGAAGATCCTCAAGATAAAGTTTCAGGAAGAATTCCAGTCGTTGCATACGACATGGATACGGTTGCTGATATTGGATTAATTAAAGTAGATGCTCTTGGTTTAAAAACTCTTTCTGTTATTTCTGATACTATCAAAGCAATTAAAGAAAGATCTGGCAAGGAAATCAATTTGTCTCAATTAGATTTTAAAGACCCAAAGGTTTATAAAAATTTAAGCGAAGGTTATACTAAGGGAGTGTTTCAAGCAGAAGCAGTACCTTACACAAACTTGTTAATAAAAATGGGAGTAGATAAATTTGAAGACTTGGCTGCCTCTAACGCTTTAGTAAGACCAGGAGCCATGAATACCGTAGGAGTTTCTTACGTAGCAAGAAAACGTGGGCAAGAGCCTACGCAATATGTTCATGAAATAATGCGTCCTTTTACAGAAAACACATACGGAGTTATTATATATCAAGAACAGGTTATGCAAGCATGCGTCTATCTAGGCGGAATGTCTTGGTCAGAAGCTGACAAAATTAGAAAGGTTATTGGTAAAAAAAGAGATGCAACAGAACTTGACGAATTCAAAGATAAATTTATTAATGGGGCTTCAAAACACATTTCTCAGAAAAAGGCCCAGTCCCTTTGGAGTGATTTCGAGGCTCATGCTGGCTACTCTTTTAATCGTTCTCATGCTGTCTCTTATTCCATGCTTACTTATTATACGGCTTGGCTTAAAACTTATTACCCTCTTGAGTTTATGTTTTCGGTTCTTAAAAACGAAAATGATAAAGATGCTAAAACTGGCTATCTTATTGAAGCGAAAAGATTAAACCTTAAGATACTTCTTCCAGACATAAACAATTCAAATGTTTATTTTTCATTAAAAGAAGATGCAATGCAATTTGGATTAGCAGATATAAAGTTTATATCTGACAGTATTGCTAACAAAATTATAGAAAGAAGGCCTTATGCCAATTATTCCGATTTCATTCAAAAAGCCTCTGCGAAAGGTAGCGGGATTAATAGTAGGGCTGTATCTGCTCTTAATGCTATTGGTGGTGCTTCTTTTGAGGACAATCCCAGAACTGGTAAGGAAAAAGAAAACTACTACGAATACCTAAGCATTCCTACCTTTACAGTAGACTTGCCACCAAGAATTAAATCACAGGCAAGACCAATTTCAGAATTTGAAGACCTAGGATCTTTCCCTTTGTTTGGAATGGTTAAAAGTATCAAGAGGGGAACAGGTTGGTCACGAATTGAAATTGTAGACGAGACTGGTACCGTAGGTTTATTCCATACAGAGCAAACTCAAATTGAAACTGGACAGATGTATTTTATATTAGTTGGAGATAATAGAATTGCAAGGTATATTAAAGTTTCTGAAATAGACCCTAATGGAACAGATCTGTTTGTCGATTATTTATATAGAAAAGAATATGACATGCAAGAAGATGAGCAGATGGTAGTTAATTTTAGTCCATACAAAACTAAAGCTGGAAAAACTATGGCGCATATTGTCATGACAGACAAGAATAAGAATTTAACTAGAGCAATTGCATTTCCAACAATGTATTCAAAAGTTTTAGGTAAAATGCGTGAAGGAATGAAAAGTAAGCCAGTTCTATCAAAACTAGATGATGGAACTTTAATGATAAAGGAGATAAGATGACAGACAGCGCCTCAGAGATATTTAAAGCAATGAGTTCTTCAAAGATACTTGTAGCAATATTAAAAACTCAAAAAGAGGTTTTAGTCCCTATTGATATATTTTTTGGATTAGGGGATGAAGAGAATTTAAAGGTAGAGTTCGATGATGTTTCAAGAAATTTTGTATTTAAGTTGTCGGAAAATTCTGGCGAAAAAAATGCTATAATGGACGAAACAGAGAAAGAATAAAAATGACAATTTTAATGGAAGAGATTTTAGCAAAGCTGGATTCAAAAACAAGAGATAGAGTTCAGTCTGCAGTAGATGTTAAAATCATAAAACAAAAAACTCCAAGTATTGGTTTAAATTTAGCACTTAACGGTGGACTTGGACATGGAAGACAGGCCTTGGTATGGGGAAATAAGTCTTCTGGTAAATCTTCCTTTTGTTTGCAAATGATTGCTCTTGCTCAAAAAGAAGGAAAAACTTGCGCCTGGATTGACGCAGAGCATTCCTATTCTCCAGAGTGGGCAGAAAAATTAGGAGTTGACTCATCAAAACTAATATACTCACCAGCTAAAACTATTAATGACATGGTGGACGTTGCAACAAAACTTATGTCTGCAGATATAGATATTATTGTAGTTGATTCAATATCAGCTTTGTTGCCTGCAATATATTTTGAAAAAGATGGCGACGAGTTAAAAGATTTACAAGATACAAAACAGATAGGCGCAGAAGCAAAGGATATGACCCACGCAGTCAAAATGTTAAACTATGCAAACAAAAACACATTATTGGTTCTCATTTCACAGCAAAGAAACCAGTTTGGATCTATGCACGCCTCCCATATTCCAACAGGGGGAATGGCGGTCAAGTTCTTTTCTTCTACGGTCATTAAGCTTTGGTCCTCAGAAGCTGAGGCTAATGCTATCAAGGCAGGTGTTAAAGTTGGCGATAAAATTATTGAACAGAGAGTTGGAAGGCCAGTCAATTGGATTGTCGATTACAACAAACTCGGCCCCCCTAATTTATCAGGACAGTACGACTTCTATTACCAAGGAGATCATTTAGGAGTTGACGATATTGGAGAAACTTTAGACGTAGCAGAAATGTGCGGATTAGTTGAAAAAGGTGGCGCTTGGTACACAGTTAACTCAGAAAGATTGCAGGGTAGATCTAAAGCCGTACAGTATCTAAAGGATAATCCAAAGGTTGTTGAAAAACTTAAGAAAGATATAGATGCTAAGATTTAATGACATTGAAAATGTAAAGGCATATAAGTTAATGGATGGAGCAATCCTGTACCAAAATGTTTTAAAAGATACTGAAGAGATATTGTCATTTTTTAAAGAAGCGGAGATGTATCAAGAAGATAAATATTTAATGAAAAAATTTGAGACTTGGGGTTATCATGGAATCATGACTGAAATTGACTCTACTAGTTCACATGGTTTTTCCCAAGGGTACTTTGACCCAGACGATAAAGAGCAAGTAAAGCAAAAATCAGTTTTTGAAAAGCTTGAAGATGCGTATAGATTTGTTAAAAAAGATTTTATGATTAAGTATGGTAACAAAGATATTTGGCCAAGTCATTATAAAAAAGTTGACCTATTTAATGAATGTGAAAATACAAGAATTGCGTTTTTAAAATATGATGTAAGCCTAGCCACAAAAGCCGAATCACAAAAATTTAATTTCTCTGCTTTCCATAGCGATTTTTTTGATCAGGATATGGACACTCCTGGGTATAAATTAATTTTTACCGTTATGATATATTTAAATGATGAATACGATGGTGGAGAAATTTGTTTTTGGGATGGTGAAAAAATATTAGGATATAAGCCAATCCCTGGAGACATTCTTGTTTTTCCTTCTTGTGAGCCATTTTATCACGGAGTTTTAAATATTAACAACAGCGATAGGTATGCAATTAGAATGAACTATGTTGCAGTAACAGAGGGGTCAGAAGAATTTAAGAATGGAAACTTTGCTCCATCCCTAAATTATACTAATTATAAAGTAGGATACAAATGGACTAAAGATGGAAAAGAAACAACTACAAGCCCAGACCTAGATATCAATACTCTTGTCGATCCACCATTAATTTTAAATTTAGATCAAATGGAAAGGGTGTTAATTGATGCCAAGCATTAATGAATTTTTTGATAAAAAAGAAATAGTACAGCAATCTGCTTTAGAAGAAATTATTGGCACAAAGCCTTGCCATAAATGCGAAAAGAATGCAGAAAAAGCTTTTTGGGATCCATCAACCTTTACTCTTTCCTGGACATGCCCAGACGGGCACAGTTCTCAGCACTTGGTGAACAGATGATGTCAGAAAGATCAGAAGCAAAAAGAGATGGTGCAAAGCAGCAAAAAAATAGTGGACGTGGGGATTACCAAAAAGGGGATGCTCAATGGGGCAATTTTGTGGTAGATTATAAAGAATATGAAAAAACAATTTCTGTTTCCAAAGATATGTGGGCTAAGATATGCACAGATACATTTAAGGTAAATAGAGACAAGCACCCAGTACTTAAACTTGTTCTGGGATCTTCTGGCAATAAAGTAAGGCTTGCAGTAATTGAATGGTCATTGTTAGAACAACTAATAGAATCTGGAGAAGCTCATGGGATCAAATAACAAAATTCCTTTTAATCCTACTGTTATTAAAAACGGTAGAATTATTAGAATTAGAAAAGACGGAACAATAAAGGCCGATCTTGGGCCTGTCAAGTCAAATAAGAAAAAGGTTAAGAATGTCTGAGGATAAAAATACTCTTGAGTTAATTAGTTCAATTACAGAATTTAATGATCTTCATGAATACATGAGCGATGAACAGCTAGACAAGGCTTTATCAATTGTGGTAAAATTATTAATGAATCCAGATGTGCCTTCTGCTAAAGCTCCATATTTAATTATAGAGCTGCAAGCAATGTCAACTAAGTTTTCAATGATGGCTTCTGTTTATTCTACTATTGCAAAAGATAAAGCAGGATCAGTTAATAATAATAAAAAGAACATTTATTATTCCGCAAAAGAATCTATAGATAAACTAGTAGATGCACTTAAGTATGTTGTTAGGTATAACTCATAATGGTTATCCTAAGTAAAATTTATACTAAGACAGGTGACGATGGTCAAACCTCTAACGCTAATAACGAAAGGGTGTCTAAGACTAGCCCTATAATGGAAGCGATAGGTGCTGTAGATGAGGCCAACTCTGCTATTGGAATGGCAACCGATGAGTATAATGATGTTATTGAAAGAGTTCAGAGCGACTTATTTGATCTTGGTGCAGAGCTTGCAGGTGCTTCAACAATAACAATATCTGAAAACAGAGTAACATATTTAGAAAATGTAATTGATGACTATAATGAATATCTAGAACCTTTAAGATCTTTTGTTTTACCAACAGGACCACTGCACAATGCAAGGACTGTTGTAAGAAGGGCAGAGCGTGAAGTTTGGAAGATAGAAAACGTAAATCCAAATATTGCTAAGTATTTAAATCGTCTATCAGACTTATTGTTTGTTATGGCTAGATATCACAATAAAGGAAAAGAAAAAATGTGGGTGCCAAACAATGGGTAGAGACATAATAATTATATTTTTTTGGGGAGACATTAAGTGAAAAAAGTGTGGGTTTTGATTACTATATCAGCAACAGCAATCCTTTCAGGTTTAGCGTTATCTAAATTTTTAAAGTGGGTTGGGCAAGAAGAAGTTTTTGATTTTGACCTAAGTGATGATGTGGTAGAATAATATATGAAAACATTTTTGGCACAAGAGAAGTATCCAAAATATAAAAATATGATTAACAGCCAGACACATGTACCAGGACAAGATTTTTACCCAGTTTTAATTAAAAATCTTTTAACTGCCGATGAGTTAAAGGACCTTCAAGACATTTATGATAATTTTCCAGAAGATAGAATTAAAGTTCAGGCCTACTCTGCTCACGCTAGTATTTATCCTACCCTTAAAAATAAAGAAGATATTATAAAAAGAGTTGAAAAATTAGCAAGCGAGGCTGTTGGAGAAGAACTGGTGGTGCTAGATATTGAGGGGGCAAGGTATAGCAGAGAGTTTGGTTGGGAAGCAAAATTAGGTCCGCACTATGATGCAAGGCCAGTAGAAATGTATGTTTTAGATTTTCATGTTAAATCTAATGAAGATTGGAAATTAATTTTTGAATGTGATGAGTTTACCTTTGGAGACAATGAAGGATTACTGTTTAGCGGAACTGGAACAGTTCACTGGAGAGACCCCATACGAATTAGAGATGATTCAAGAATCGATTTGCTATTTTTTTGGTTGCAACACAAAAATCCTAAACCAATTTCTGATCAACATTCAAAAAATATGAAAGAAAGAGAAAAATTCTTTTTGTCAAACATTAATCCAGTCAGACCATTATCAAAAGATCAGTGGTGGAAACCAATTAAGATATCAGAAGCTGCTGAAAAACATCCACATTATCAAAAAATAAGCGCAGAAATTTTGAATCCAGTTATTCAAAATGAAATTTATACGCACCCTATTCTTAATCAAGAAAAAGAAATGATTTATTTATCTTGTAAAATAAAAAATAATGAAATTGTCTCTGTTAATTTAGACGAAAATATGACAAAAAAGATTTCAGAAAAGATGTTGCACATATATACGGAATCTTCTATTAAATTTTTTGATAGTTGTGTAATTAGATTGTCTAATATAGATGATAGTTTAAGCAAAATATTTCATAAAGAAAAAGAAGACGGTCAAGATTTTGTATCTATAATGTTTCCCATGTCAGAAGATGGTGAAATAAAGCTTGATATTGATGGCAAGGAATTTGTAATTAAACATGACTATTGTGTTACATTTTCTGAAAATAACCAAAACGTAATTGTAAAAAGCATAAATGCTCCAATAGATTTACTTGTTTGCAGTTTTAAAATAAACAAAAAGGATAATCAGTAATTATGGGTAGAGATATTGTAAAGAACCTTAAATTCAAAAAACATACTGGTAAGCACTTCGATCCAGAAAAATTTGCTCAATTACTTGATGAGGCGTATCGTAATACAAAAAGAGCAGATGGAGAAATGACAAAAAAATCATTTAGCCCAAGCTCTTTAGGTTACGGCCATGGAACCTGTCCAAGATATTGGTATATGGCTTTTTCTGGTGCTATGTTTATTGACGATAATGACGCAGTTGCCGTTGCCAATATGTCACAAGGAACACAGGCACACGAAAGACTTCAAAAGTTAATATCCACAATGCCTGAGTGGAAAGCGGAAGAAGAAGAGATTGTAAATGAGTATCCTCCAATTAGAGGATTTATAGATTTAATAATGGAATATGATGGCGAGACAGTCATTGGTGAAATTAAAACAGCAAAGCAAGAAGTTTGGGATGGAAGGCAATCAGAGATGAAGCCAACACCCAACCACCTTCTACAGCTATTGACTTATATGAAACTTAAAAAAGCTAAAGAAGGATTTTTTCTATATGAGAATAAAAACACTCAGGAACTTATAGTAATTCCAATTTCCATGAATGAAAAAAATACTGAAATCATTGAGGAAGCATTTTTGTGGATGTGTGAAGTTTGGGATAATTTTAAAGACGGAGATCTTCCAATGAAGCCAGCAGGAGCAACAAAATCCAAAATGCCTTGCACTTATTGCCCTGTAAAAAAAGAATGTTACTCAGGACTAATTGGCACAGTTCAGATAGAGTCCTACAAGGTTCCTAAATTATGATATGCCAAAACAAAGAATGCTCACAAGAATTTGAGCCAAAAACTCACAATCAAAAATATCATAGCGATGAATGCTGCAGGATGGCTACAAATAAAAGGATTATGGAAAAGTATTACGAAAAAAAATCTATAAAAAATGGTCTTGTTCGAAATTGCAAAAAATGCAAAACTAAGTTAAGTAGATACAACAACTCAGATATTTGCTCTGTTTGTGAAAAAAATATTATAGAGCATAGTAAAAAAATAATATGGAACTTGCTAAATGAACTTAGCTAGTTTAGTAAAATCAAAAGCAAATAGAGTACTTGGCATCGATGCCTCAACTACATCTATAGCCTTTTGTTTAATGGAAAACTCAGTTCCAATTAAATGGGGGAAAATAAATTTAGCAGGACAAGATATTTATGAAAAAATATACAATGCTAAAGTTAGAATGAATTTAATGTTAAAAGAATTAAAGAGTGATTATATTGCCGTTGAGGGTGCGATACTTGTCAGATCACCAGATGCTGTGATAAAATTATCTTATGTCTATGGGGTTGTTATTGCTGAGCTTATGTCTACTGGCGCTAAGGTTATTACCATTAGCCCATCCTCGTGGCAGGCATTCATTGGAAACAAGAATCCAACAAAAGATGAAAAATCTATTATAAGATTAGAAAATCCTGGGTACGCAGAGTCTTGGTATAAAAATCAATTAAGAAATATGCGTAAGCAAAGAACTGTAGATTATTTTAATAATAAGTATAAACTAGAAATTAATGATTTTGATGTAGCTGATTCTTTTGGCATTGCGTACTACGCCAATAATGTATTGACAAAAAGATAGGTTTTATCTATAATGAAACTATACCAAAGCAAAGAATGGCTATACCGAAGATACGTAGTTCAAAAAAAAAGTGTTACACAGATTGCTATTGAATGTAAAACCTCTGCTATGACCATACAGAGATATTTAACTAAGTTCGAGTTGATTAAGAGGAGATAATGCTTAAGCCAGTATATGAAGATGTAAAAAGCTTTAGCTGTCAGGATTTATATTTACGTTCAGTCGGAGCACCAGCTGGAATGAAAATATGGGATGCCTGTCATGAAATTGCACACATGCTAATTGAAAAAAATATTTCATACGGTAATTCAGCCCTTGAGCCTGCAAGAATATTTTCAACGGCGGATTCTAAAGAGCAATTAAAGGTCAGAATTGATGATAAATTGAATAGAGTAAGAAACAATAAAGGTTTTGCTGGGGATAATGACATAGATGATTTAATTGGATACTTAATATTATATAAAATAGCTAATTCTAATTGACATTTCAGTCAACTAAAAGTATACTTATGACATATGGAAATTGAATTATCTGATCATTTTGATCGAATGAATAAAGTAGTTGAAGAACTTTTAAAAGGAAGTAATCCTACTCAAATATCTTCATTGACTGGCTTTAAAAGAGCTGAGGTCGTTGAGTATATAGACGAGTGGAAAGCTGTTGTTAGGAATGATTCTACTTCTAGAGAAAGAGCCAAAGAAGCTGTGTCTGGCGCAGACCAACACTATGCAATGCTTATTAAAGAAGCTTGGAAAACTGTAGACGATGCAGATCAGCAAGGTCAATTAAACGTAAAGGCTACTGCTCTAAAGTTAATTGCCGACATAGAGACAAAAAGAATTGCAATGTTGCAGCAAATTGGATTGCTAGATAATCAAGAAATTGCAGATCAAATTGCAGAAACCGAAAGAAAACAAGATGTTTTAGTTTCAATATTAAGGGATGTTGCGAAGGACTACCCAGACATAAGAAGAGAAATTATGAAAAGACTTTCGCAAATAACTGGAGTGGTTGAACCTATAGAGATAATAGAGTCCAAGAATGTCATTTGATTTTTCTGATATCATCGACATGCTTGATGGCGAAGAGTTTGATGAAAAGCCAGTATCGCTAAGAGATTTTGTAACTAATGAAAAATATCTAGGTCTACCAGAACTTTCAGAATATCAATACACATTAATTGAAAAAAGCTCACAGGTGTATAAAGAGTCTACTTTAATAAAACTTTTTGGAGAAGAAGAAGGACATAGAATGTTTAAGCAAACTGCCAACGAGGTAGTTGCTCAGCTAGGAAAAGGATCTGGAAAAGACTACTGCTCAACAATTGCAGTTTCGTATATTGTATATCTATTGCTTTGCTTAAAAGACCCCGCGTCTTATTACGGAAAACCTCCTGGCGATTCGATAGACATTATTAATATTGCCATTAACGCCCAGCAAGCAAGCAACGTATTCTTTAAAGGGTTTAGAACTAGAATTGACAAATCCCCATGGTTTGTTGGAAAATACTCTGAAAAAGCTTCTGAAATAAAATTTAATAAAAATATAACCGTACACTCTGGACACTCTGAGCGTGAGGCTTGGGAAGGCTATAACGTAATAGTAGTTATCCTAGATGAGATATCTGGATTTAGTGTTGAAAATACTACTGGGCATGAGCAGGCAAAAACAGGAAGCCTTATTTATGAAATGTATCGTGCTTCCGTAGACTCTAGATTTCCAGACTATGGCAAGGTAATTTTGCTATCTTTTCCAAGATATAAAAATGACTACATCCAGCAAAGATATGATGATGTTGTGGCAGACAAAGAAGTTGTAGTTAGATCTCATAGATTTAAATTAGAAAAAGATCTACCAGATGGAACTGCGGGTAATGAATTTGATATAGAGTGGGAAGAAGATAATATTATTTCTTATAAGTACCCAGGAATGTACGCACTTCGAAGGCCAACATGGGAAGTTAATCCTACAAGAAGTATAGAGGATTTCAAAATAGCTTTTTACAAGAATGCACCAGATGCTCTTGGAAGATTTGCATGTATGCCTTCAGAAGCAATAGATGCATTTTTTAAATCAAGAGAAAAAATTGAAAAATCATTTAGTAATTTAGGAGTAGCTGTAGATCAATTTGGAAGATTTGAAGATTGGTTTGCACCAGATCCAGATAAAGAATATTTTATTCATGTTGACCTTGCTCAAAAGCACGATCATTGTGCTGTTGCAATGTCTCACGTTCAAAAATGGGTTAATATAAAAGTAACAGATACATATTCTCAGCCTGCACCAATAGTTGAAGTAGATGCCGTAAGATTTTGGACGCCAACTCCAGATAAATCAGTAGACTTTACTGAAGTTAAAGATTATATATTGTCTTTAAAAACTAAAGGATTTAAAATAAGGCTATGCACTTTTGATAGATGGAATTCACATGACATGATGCAGCAATTAAAGCAGTATGGAATAAACACAGAGTTGTTATCTGTTGCTAAAAAACATTACGATGATATGGCAATGGTGGTTCTAGAAGAAAGATTAAAAGGACCACACATTCCTTTGCTTATAGATGAATTGCTACAGCTAAGAATTATGAGGGATAAGGTAGACCATCCAAGAAAAGGATCAAAAGATTTAGCAGATGCTGTTTGTGGTTCAATATTTAATGCTATATCTCATACAAGGTTTGATACAAATCAAGAAATAAAAATACATAACTATGAGTCAATGAGTTATGATAATGATTTTGGAGTTACAAAAGAAGAAGAGTACGTTCAAAATATGATAAGAGCTCCCCGAATACCACAAGAGCTCAAGGAAGCAATGGATAGGATGATGATAATATGAGCATGTATCAAGAAAAAGCAAAAGAATGTATATGTTGTGGAAAGCATGTTCCGCTTCCTATTGTTCTTAAAGACTACAATGGTGTAAAGGTTTGTCCAACAACTTATTACAATATAAAAGAATATTCCCGTATCTGGACCAGCATTGGATCAAGACCCGCAGGAGGTATCAGAAAGCATTTTTCGGAATATGTACAATCTTTAGTTGAAATAGAAAAAAGCAATGAATCTGTTTGAAGAAGATGACTCTGCTTTGTTTAAACACTATGTGGAAATTGGTGCAATAGATTTTGTTGGAGTAGAAAAAAATGGCGAAGCCATTTATAAAGTAAATGAAATTGCTAAAGACATTGCTCCAGAATTATGGAAAGCTCATACAGATTACATTGATGAAACATTAATTGGGCTATACAAAGAAAATTTAATTTCTGTTTCCTATAACGAAAATCTAGAAGCTACTTTTAGCGCAACCCCAGAAGGCTTAAGGCGTTTAAAAAAACACTACGGAATTGTTCCAGAAAGAGATTCTAAAGATGATAATTCTTGGGGTTAACGAAACCTCACACGATGCTTCTGTTTCTTTAATAGAAAATGGAAAAATTATTTTTGCGGGACACGCAGAAAGATATAGCAAGCAAAAGAATGATTGGTATATCAATGATAGTTTAGTTAATGATGCTTTGTCATATGGTGCACCTGATGCTATAGCTTACTACGAGAAACCCTTTCTAAAGGCCTCTAGGCTATTTTTAAAGGGTGGTGTAGGGGACTGGAAGCCAAGGTTTAATATAGAAGGTATCCCAAGAAAATCATTTAGCCATCATTACTCACACGCATGTGCTGGATATTATACAAGTAGCTTTTCTGACGCAGCAATTGTAGTTTTAGATTCAATTGGTGAATATAATACTTCTACTATTTGGGTAGGAGAAGGTGAAAAAATAAAATTAAAATTTAAACAAAATTACCCAGTAAGCTTTGGATTATTTTACTCAGCCTTTACCCAGTTGGTCGGGCTTATGCCAAATCAAGAAGAGTATATTATGATGGGGATGGCGGCCTACGGAGATTGGACAAAGTATTATAAGCAAGTAGATAATTATTTTCCTAGATATGATAAACAAAAATACAATTTTCACAAAGGAATTACTGATTGGGGATGGGTTTCAGAGAAGGACAAGTTTGATATTGCGGCAGCAGTTCAGGTAGTTTACGAACAAAGACTTATAGACTTTATGCGGCATGCAAAAAGTTTAACGAAAAAGAAAAATTTAGTTTTTATGGGAGGCTGTGCGCTAAACTGCTCAGCAAATACTAAGTTGTGGGAAATATTTAATGATGTGTGGATAATGCCTAACCCAGGAGATTCTGGAAGTTCTTTAGGTGCAGCAGCGGCTCTTTATGGAAAGCATTTAGATTGGCAGACTCCATACCTAGGATACGATTTGGGCGGGGAGTACCCAGTCAACAAAATAATTAAAGGTTTAGCTGACAACAAAATAGTTGCAGTTGCCTCTGGAAGAGCAGAGTTTGGTCCAAGGGCTTTGGGAAACAGAAGCATACTTGCAGACCCAAGAGATCCAGACATAAAAAACAAAGTAAATTTAATAAAAAAAAGAGAATCATTTAGGCCTTTTGCCCCAGTTGTGATGGAAGAGCATGCCAACAAATGGTTTGATATTAATTTTAGTTCTCCGTATATGCAATACGCAGTTAAATGTTTAAGGCCAGACATAATACCGTCTGTTGTGCATGCTGATGGCACATCTAGGATTCAGACGGTTAATAAAAATCAGCACCCAGGTCTTTACGAAGTACTACAGAAATGGCTGGATCTAACTGGGGTTCCAATTTTATTAAATACTAGCTTAAATGTTAAAGGCCAGCCTTTAATTAATGACGAAAAAGACATATCGGAATGGGAAAAATATTACCAACATCAAATAATTTCATAGTGGTATAATGGGTATATGTTGATACATAAGGGAAAATGGATAAAAAAAGCTGAAGACGTTACTTGCTCTATGCTTTGGAAAGAATGGTCTTCTGGTTTCCCTGATGATCCGTTGGTTTTAATAGCAAAAGAAAGAATTTCAAAATACACCAGAGAAGACTGGGACGAAATGATTAAAGAAGCACACGAATTAAACGCATATCTTGCAGAGTGTATTAATAATAAAGTGCCAGTAGAAGACCCTAAAGCAGAGCATGGATGGGATATGTTTGTAGATCATTTTGTTAAATGGTTTTTCCCAGTAAATGAAGAGTATTTAATAAGACTTAGATTACAAACTCAAGTAAATAAAAAATATGCTTTATTTTTTGAAAAGCAAGCCCCAGGACTAAACTCATACCTTTTGAAATGCTCTAAAGCTTATGCTTATAAAAGAAAAGATGCCTGGGATAGTTTGTCGACAAATAAAATATGAAAGAAAGCTTTTCTCCAAAACCTGTTAATATTGATAATATTACAAAACAAATAGGTACAGGTATCGACAACATAAAAGTCTTTGAAAATTATTTAACTGATAAAGAATCTGAAACTGCAATGTCAATTATTTCAAGGTATAAGGTAAAAGAAGGAGTAAATCATTCTTACCCAATACATACCTTAGAAGAATATACACCTTCGCAAGAAGAGCTATTATTTACCAAAATAATGAGAAAAAAACTTATTCATAAAGTAACTCTAGAATACAAAATGAAATTTGTACAAGATAAACCTTTTCTGTATATAGTTCATCCAACTGGAACTTATATTGATCCGCACACAGATATATTAGACATAGATGAGCCAGATTATGAAAACGATACTTATGAATCTCAAATAGAAAAATATCCATATTTATGGAGTGGTCACCTGTCTGTACTTGCATATTTAAATGATGATTATGAAGGTGGGGAACTGTATTTCCCAGATTTTAATTATAGCATTAGGCCTAAAAAGAATATGCTAATTCTTTTTCCAGGAAATACTCATTACGTTCATGGTGTTTCAGAGATTACTTCTGGAACTAGGTACACTATTTCTCAATGGACTCAATTCTCAGAATTTAATAAGAAATGAAGCCTATGAAGTTTCATTGGATGCACACGTTTGACTACGGAGATTCAGAAACTGAATTAGTTCAAATGGCAAGAGATTTAGAAAGAGCAAGAGCTTATTCTGTTTTATTAACATATGCTATAATTTCAACAGACTATGTTCCATTTTTGCAAAGCATGATAAGAGTATCAAAAAACCTTAAGTTTATGATGGCGTTTAGGGCTTATACAATGAGTCCAGAGTATGCAATTAGGTTTTTTAATACAATGAATGTTCACTATAAAGATAGGGTAACATTTAATCTAGTTGCTGGAAAAATGCTTGAAGATGAACAAAAAGAAGCAATGGATATGTATAATTTTGACGAGTCTTTAATAAGTACTGTCGAAAAAAGAATAGAGCTTGCGAGTAAGTGGGCAGATAAATTTTTTAATAAGATAGGTGATCAAGCGCCAATTTCTTATACAATTGCAAATTCTCCAATGACAATTGACTTGGCTAATAAATGGACAGACTATGCTATTGTACATGAGAGTAGGCTAGAAGAATCAGTTAATGAATTAAAAAATACTAAGATAGTATTAACTATTGACCCTTTAATTAGGGAAACAAAAGAAGAACTTGATCAAGATATAGCATATCACTATCAAGAGTGGACCCCTAATAAATTTGAAAAGCCTTATGTTTTAGAAAAAAGAGAGCATTTAATACGTGGAAGCATGGAAGAGGTTAAGCAGCAAATTAGAGATATATCTAATAAGTATGGGGTAGAGGATTTTATGATAGTCACAAGCCAAAAAGACATATCTAGCCTTTTGAGACTTATGAAAGAAATGTCTGCCTGGTAGAATTTTTTAATAAATGATATAATAGTATATAGGTCGCCGAATGGGGCCTAATTTAAATTATTCGCTTGAAAGGGGAATAAAATGGTAACACATTTCGCACTGGATCTTTTTAAAGATCCATTTTTTATTGGTTGGGATCGCCACTTTAAAGATCTCGAAAAATTAATGAATACATCAACTAATTATCCACCGTACAACTTAAAGCAAGTTGGCGAAGATTCTTATGTGATTGAAATAGCACTTGCTGGATTCAATAGAGAAGACATTGTTGTAAAACAAGAAAAAAATGTTTTAACTATTACGGGAGAAAGTAAATCCGATAATGCTATTGGATATATTCATAAAGGTATTGGAGGACGTAATTTTACAAGAACATTTTCTCTTGCAGAATATGTTGAAGTAGATAACGCCACAATGCTTAATGGTCTTCTTATTGTGTGGCTAACAAAGAGGGTCCCAGAAGAAGCAAAGCCAAAAATATTTGAAATTACTGATGGTGACAAACTATCAGAAATTTCTGGTCTTGAGCAAGATGAATTGCTTGAGCAGGCCGAAAAGCAAGGTCTTCTAAAACCTAAAAAGAAAAAATAGTATAATAGATATCTGCACCCCTTCATCGGGGAGTCGCAGATATGTCGGGGGAGACAGCGACACTAAATAACTGATTGACCTGAGTAAGTCTGTAAACTGCTCATTATAAATTTAAGGAGCATTATGTTTGAATATAGAGTTAAGCAAGTAATAAAGGTCGTAGACGGAGACACAATTGATGTTGATATTGATTTGGGATTTAGTATATCTTATTCTCAAAGACTAAGGCTTGCTGGTATAGATACCCCAGAGTCTAGAACAACAGACAAACTAGAAAAAAGTTTAGGAATTGAATCAAAAGAGTATCTTAAATCTAAATTCAAAGATGCTAAAGACATAGTGGTTAGAACTGAAAAGCCAGACAGCTCAGAAAAGTATGGTCGCATATTGGGTTGGGTTTATGTTAATGGAGATTCTAAATCACTTAATGAGCAGATGATAGAAGATGGTTATGCATGGGGATACATGGGGGATACAAAGGTTAAAGACTTTTCAATCCTTGCAGATAAGAGAAAAAAGAGCGGTAAGTAATGCCAGTATATGAGTATAAGTGCGAGTGTAACCCAGAAAAAATTGTTTCTAAAGAAAGATCTATAAGAGATGTTGAGCCATCTTACTTATGTAGTGCTTGTGGACTAAGAATGCAAAGACACTTTAGTCAAGTAGGTGTACAGTTTAAGGGAAATGGTTTTTATAAAACCGATAATCCTAAGTAACTAAGAGTATTTAAACAAACATACATGATATAATTTCTATATAACAAAAATTTTGTTATATTGGAGATCCAATTGAGTAGAAAGTTAAAATACTTTTTAGCTAGCCTTTTTGTTACAGGTTGGCTATTTTTTATTGGACCAAGTTATGCTTGGGCAACAGAGCAAGGCGGACAAGAACAAGTAGTAGTAAGCCCAGCGCAACAAGCAGTTAATGAAGCACTTGCAACCGCCACTACAGAGGTTCAGCAAGCCATTACAGCCACTGAAACAGCCTTAGTGGAGGTAACAGAAGCACAAACCGAATATTCTCAAGCTCAACCTATCGTGGCAGAGGTAGCATCAAAAATATCTTTAGCTAATGCAGAAGTAAATAATGTTCAAACCGCTATTAATACTATTAGTAGTGTTGATTTATCTGTTACCCCAATAGATCAAAGTTCTCAGGTAGTTCAAGATGCAAAGGCTACAGTAACTGTTGCAA